GTAAAATTAGAGTTAATATAAATATAAATTATTTTTAATGAGTTTTAAAAAGAAAAAATTTTTAATAGTTAAAAAAGCACTACCAAAAGTAGTAGCTCATTTTGTTTCAGATTATTTTTGCATTAAGAGACAGACACACATGACAATGCTTAAAAATAATTATATATCTATTTTTCAAACAGACTATGGGGTATGGAACGATAAACAAATTCCAAACACTTATTCACACTATGCTGACATTGCTATGGAAACTTTGTTACTAGGCTTACTTCCTAAAATGGAAGAAAATACTGGTTTAAAATTAATTCCTACTTATTCTTATGCAAGAATTTATAAAAAAGGTGACACTCTTCACAGACATAAAGACAGAAAAAGTTGTGAGATTTCTGCTACAGTTCATTTAGGGGGAGACAAGTGGCCAATATTTTTAGAGCCATCTGGAAAAAATAATCAAAAAGGAGTTAAAGTTAATTTAAATTCAGGTGACATGTTAATTTATAAAGGTTGTGAATTAGAGCATTGGAGAGAACCTTTTCAAAACGAATTATGTGTGCAAGTGTTTTTACATTACAATAGAAGAAATGATAAAAATAATAATAAATTTGATGACAGAGAACACATAGGTTTACCTGAGTGGTTTAAAGGTAGAAAAAATGTCAACACAACAAAAATTTAAAAAGTATCTAACTCAAATTGAATATCCTAAAAAATTTGAAGGATGGCATATAAAAGGAATGTTAAAAAAACATTCTAACAAAACTTATAAATTTGACATAACTAATATTATTAAAAGAAATGGAAACCATTATGAAAAGATAGGTAGTTTTAAAAATAAAGCAGAAAAAATGGTTTTTAATTTAAAAAATGAATGGGTTATATTAGATATAGAAGAACTACATACTTATATAAAAGACAATAAATTAAGAGATGTTAATTTACATGAATTAATAAACAGTCTTGAATGGAACATTATAGTAAAAAAATGAAAGAATATAAATTACCGTTTGATAGTTTTATAGGAGGCTGGTTTATTGATAAGCCTATCTGTAATGATATTGTAAAATATTTTAAAAACACTCCTAATAAATTTAAAAGCAAGGGACATGTGTTTAACTATGGAGGAAGACGAATAAATAAAAAAGTAAAAGATTCTTTAGATTTACCAATAAGTACACAACAATTCTCACCCCCGTTTAAAAGTTATCGAGATAGACTGCAAGATTGTTTAGAACAATATTTAGTTAGATACCCAGAACCTAATGATTTCGACAGGTTTAATATTAATGATGACTACAATATACAGTATTATAAACCTAAAGGAGGTTTTAAAAAATGGCATTCTGAACGAGGAGGTTTATCAGATATAACTAGAATGTTAGTTTTTATGACATTTTTAAATGATGTGCCTGGTGGCGGAACTATGTTTAAATATCAAAAATTAACTGTGCCAGCAAAAAAAGGTTTAACATTAATATGGCCTACTGATTTTACACACACCCACAAAGGACAAATATCCAAAACACATGAAAAATATATCATAACTGGTTGGTTTACATTTAACCACTAGACATATATAACTAGGTTATTATGCTACAAAAACTAGGGTTTTTACCAGGATTCAATAAACAAGTTACATCTACCGGAGCTGAGTCACAGTGGACTGATGGAGAAAATGTACGTTTTAGATATGGCACACCTGAAAAAATAGGTGGATGGTCTCAATTAGGTGAAGATAAATTAACTGGAGTTGCACGAGGATTACACCATTTTGTTAATAAAGACGCTATCAAATACGCTGCCATTGGAACAAACAGAATTTTATATGTATACTCTGGTGGTGTATACTACGATATACATCCTTTAACTAATCCATCAGGCACAGCAATTACAAATGCGTTTAGCACTACTAATGGATCACCAACAGTAACAATAACTTTTTCTGGACCACATGGTTTTGTAGCAAATGATATAATTTTATTTGGTGCTACGTCTACATTCAGTGCTATAACTAATTCTAATTTTGGTGCGTCTGATTTTTGTGATAAAAAATTTATGGTAACAAGTGCACCAAGTGCTACGACCATAACTATTACAATGCCTAGCAATGAAACAGGTAGTGGAGCCAGCACTTCTGGAGGAATAACTTATTTTCGATATTATCATGTAGGACCAGCAGATCAAGTTGGTGCTTATGGATGGGGTATATCTTTGTGGGGTGGAGAAGTAACTGGATCATTAACAACAACTTTAAATGGATCACTAAGTGCTAATGCATTTGGTACAGGTGGGTCCGGAACAGATATTACACTAACTAGTACTACAGGGTTTCCAACTACAGGTACTAATTTTATACAAGTTGGAACAGAAGAAATTTCTTATACAGGTGTATCAGGAAATAATTTAACTGGTATTACTAGAAATGTTAGAGGAACCTCTAACGCATCTCATTCTAGTGGAGATGCAGTAACAAATACTTCTCAATGGACAGGATGGGGATCTGCTGCAGTAAACACAGACTCAGTATTAGATCCTGGTTTATGGTCCTTGGATAACTTAGGATCAACTCTTATAGCATTAATACATAATGGAGAATGTTTTGAGTGGAATGGTGATTTATCTAATGCAACAGCAACTCGTGCTACTATTATATCAGGTGCACCAACAGCGTCACGTGATATGTTAGTGTCAACTCCTGACCGTCACTTAGTATTTTTTGGAACAGAAACAACTATAGGTGATAAAACTACACAAGATGACATGTTTATAAGATTTTCATCTCAAGAAAATATTAATGATTATGCACCCACAGCTGAAAATAGTGCTGGTACACAAAGACTGGCCGCCGGATCACGGATCATGGGATCTAAACTTGGTAGAAATGCACTTTACGTTTGGACAGACACTGCTTTATTTACTATGCGTTTTGTTGGTACTCCTTTTACATTTGCTTTTGAACAGGTAGGTACTAACTGTGGATTGATAGGACAGAATGCAGCTGTAGAAGTTGATGGTGCTGCGTACTGGATGTCTGATAATGGTTTTTTTAGATACACTGGTAAACTAGAATCTATGGACTGTTTGGTAGAAGATTATGTTTATAACGATCTTAATACTACAGCTAATCAATTAGTATATGCAGGTATTAATAATTTGTTTGGTGAAGTTACTTGGTTTTATCCTTCAGCTACATCAAACAATGTTAACAGAGCAGTTACTTATAGTTATTTAGACTCAACTGTTAAAAGACCTATATGGTTTACTAATGCAAGTAGTTTATTTCCTAGAACAACATGGGAAGACTCTGCTGTATTTGGTTTACCTCACGCAACTCAATATGATGCAGATACAAATACATCTTTTGATGTTGTAGGTAATACAGAAGGTGTTTCATATTACTATGAACATGAAACAGGAGTTAATCAAGTAAGAGAAGGAGCAAGTGTTGCAATACCTGCTAATATTACATCTGGTGATTATGATATTACTCAAAAAGTTATAAGAGGAGCGGCTACAAACATGGCTGATCTTAGAGGAGATGGAGAAAACATTATGAGAGTCAGTAGAATTATACCTGACTTTGTATCTCAAACAGGAAATACAATTATTCAATTAGATTTAAGAAATTATCCTAATAACACAGCTGCAAGCTCATCATTAGGACCTTTTACAGTAACGAGTTCTACAAGCAAAGTAGATACACGTGCTAGAGCAAGAGCAGTAGCTATTACAATATCTAATACAGCACTAGACACTAGTTGGAAATTAGGAACTTTTAGATTAGACATACATGCTGGAGGAAGAAGATAATGGCAAAAATTGTACAAACTTTAACTAGAGCAAGTTCAGAATATGAAGAAGATGTGGCACAGTCTTTGGTTAGAGATTTGGATGCAGTTTTAGAAAAATTAAACACAACTTTTCAAGAAGAATTAAAACAGGAAATAGAAGCTAGAAGTTTCTTTTTAGATTAATGGCAGTAGTAAACCAATATAAATTTGCAGGTATAGATAATAGCACAAGCGGTGGTGCACTAACACCTTTAGGTGCGAGTGTTCCTGCAGTCAATGAAACTATAGTTATTAAATCAATATTAGTTACATCAGCTGGTACACCTACAGTTACAGTTACTAATAACAGTATTACAGCTATTAAATCAGCGGCATTAACAGCAGATACAACAACAGAATTATTAACACAGCCGTTAATAGTAGAAGGCGGAAAAGCTTTTACAGTACAAGCAAGCACATCAGATTCGTTTGATGTAGCTATTAGTTATTTAAACATTAAAAAAGAGGTAACAACATAATGAAAGTATACAACGCTAAAGTAGAGGAAACTTACAGACACAAA